CCTGCGCAATCATTTGAACCCACGCTGTCTGTAATTACCTAGTGTAACCGTGGCTGTCCCCACGCTGAATAGGTTTGTGAAACCGCGGCCGTAGAATGATTGCTCTCAAATTTTGAGCTGTGTAATATTTAACCTCTAATATAGAATTTATTTTTATCTATGTATCAGAAGCAAGCGTTGATTGATATATACTTAAATTTATTTTCTGTTTAGTTGTAATTTTCTGTCTCTTATATAAGCTGGTCTTCCAGTAGGATGCGATCTCCTCTTTAAGAAAAACACAGCGGATTCGATACCGTCTGTTGGCGCATTTACTAGGCAAATAAAATAGAACTTCAATATATTTGAAGGTAGGCACCATGGCTTGAACCCATGGCGGTTAATAGACTTTTAATTTCTCTATCTATTGTTAGGCACGAACAAAGTAGCATTGAATAACTCTTCGTGACTGGACTGATAAACAGATTTCGTCCACTGTGCTTTAGAGAAAGATTTTAAGACAATCGTTAGCCGTAGAAGGTCAATCCCTATTTATAGGGTGGTATACCGGAAAACGCTATCCTATTTAAAAGCCGCATTCAATATAACATGGACAAGTGTAATGATATTAAAACTTTGACTGATTTTATGGATAACCTTGACCTGGCTTGTACATCGGAAATGGACTGTGGATATGCTACTGATGATGACGTAAATGAATATTCTATTCATTCTTTAGCTGCTACTGCTGCTCTTAACAACATCCGAAATTTCATCGAGGAATTCGATTCTCGTGAACAACCTCTTCAGTCTCATGCTCTTTATGCTTATCTTAAACAATTCGATCTTTCTGACGAACCTGCTGCTTTAATTGATACTCTTTTTAAAATTCGTGAAAATTTTATGGACAACATGTTTGTATCAGAAGAATGGGATCAAATCAAATGTTTCTTACGCTTAATGTCTTGTTATGGAGTGCCCTTGTATGTCACTGATTTTGACAGTAACATGACTGGAATGATTGATTTTGAAGCGACCAAAATTGTATTTGAAAAATTTGAAATTAATGTAAAACTTTATTGTGATCTAGATATTCGTAGTTATTCAATCAACACCACTTATCAACAACTTCGGTTGATTCTTGCAGGTGATGTTGAACAAAATCCCGGCCCTCCAGCTTATTCTAGATATATTGACGAAGATAAAGTACGTGCACAACGAAAAGAAATTACTCATCTGCAACGCGAAATTGAACGCCTGAAGAAACATAAAGCTAAACAAGCTAATCACGTACAACGGCAAATTGAATTGGAAAAGCGAAACAGAAAGAAAAACCGTGAAAACGATGCCACTCGGAAAAGACATGCACAAACTTTGGTTTCTGATACTGTTTCTAAAATTAAGGATGATGTTATGTATGTTTGCTCAAATCCTTCAGCTTTGGCTGAAACTGCAAAAGCAGGAGCTTATGTTGCTGCTAATGTTGTCCTCCCTGGATCTGGCTCAGCTGCTGCTGCAGTTGTGAATGGTGCTAAATTGTCTACTGCTGTTGATAAACTTAACCCCACAATTGATATGGTTCAAAATATTTTAAAG